TAGTTTCTTCTGTTCTTTTTGATCGAATTGTGCGATACATGACTGAATATCACTGATTGTGATATCTCCACTCAACAGAATACCAGGAACACTTTTGGTTTTTTCAAAATCTAAAAGAGCAGATCTGACTTTTAAACACAGCAATTTTACTACTTTGGTCATATTTTAATCCTTAGCTATGAATTGACAATATGGTGTGTAGTTTGTCTGTGCCTCCGTTTTTGTAAAGTGTTGTTTTGGCTCCCTGATGTAATGGCTGTGGCCATTTGCCTATGTCAACCCAGGCATAACCTGCGCTTTCATTATTTAGCACCGGATGAAATTCATTATCTACTACTGCAACGAAACTGTAGTAGTAAAAATTACGGTCTTTGCTCTGGAATACGTCTATGGGATTGAGCTTTTCGATATCAGGTACCATGCCTATTTCTTCTGCAAGCTCACGCTGTATGGCTTGGTATGGAGTCTCACCCTGCTCCAGTGTACCACCAAAAAATCCCCAGGTGTGACGCTGACGTTTGTCTGCTTCTCTGAGCTGTAACAAACATCTACCTGTGTCTTTTGCTAAAAATAATACGCCAGCGGCGGTTATGGTCAAAGAATCAATCTCCAGTAAGCAGGTTTGTAAACACCTTGCCAACTACTTATCCACTGTGTTCCATCCCACTTAAATTGCTGATTACTAAAACTGTTTGTGACAAATTCTGCTGTTTCTTGCTCACTGCTATCAAAGCTCACAGTCCATTCAGTGCCTGAGTATTCCAGTATGTCTCCATTGGTTGCTGTAACTCCCCATGTGTTTGGAAAACTAATGTCTTGTGTTATCAGATAACGCTGCCCAACATCAGCAACAGGAAGCTCAGTACCAGGTTGACTTTGCTTGGGATCTATAATTCGGTCTATGTTGGGTATAGTATTACTGGGCAGTGTGTCTGTATCCAGATTGAAAATCAGACTGGTTGGGTCCAGAGGATTTTCCGCTAATGAACCAAACACCAGGAAGTCTCTGGCATCGTCATCAGGACTTAAATTTAATTCCAGCAAACTGCTGGCTCTGATATCACCCTGAATCAACAGCAGTGTGCCCCATTCTTGAGGTGCACCAGTATTATCCACTAATGTGGCATTACCGTTTACAACTTGTAAGTAATAATCGTTAGGCGTGTTTACAACTTCTGCGTCTGCAGGTATATCACCAAAGAAGTCATAAAAATCGCTATCGTATCCCAATGCGTCAATGTCATCCACTGCCGCTACATCTGTTTTAATTCTCTGAATAATTTGTTGTCTGGTAACTTTTGCTGGGGGAGAAATCCAGATAGGTACCTGAAAAGTTAAAGTAGCAATATCCAATTGCTCTTCAACTCCTGCTGGTATTGTTCTGTTACTCCACTGTATATCAGTAAGCTCAATTTCAAAAACGTTACTCCAGTCTAGTGGATTGTCGTTGGTTTGTAACTGTATACTGGGATTAAATAACACAAACAACTGTTCCAGTATTTGTAGTTTTGTATCAGTGTTAGTTGTCCATATGTCCACCTGAATAGTCATTCTGTACGGACTGGGCATATAACGCTGTAAAGTATACAGGTTTCCCTGATTACTTGTATAACTGTTGGTTTGCTTGTCCCATTCACGTTCTGCAACCTGTTGAATATCGTTATAGAAAGGTTCCTGAGAACGCTCTCTATCCATTGCTATACTCTGTATTCCCACTGTGATTTGGGGTGCACTCTGTATTACATTTTCTGAATTGTTGCGTAGGATGTGCTGTACCATTCTGGATCCGTCGGCATATTTTACAGGAATACGGTTATATACATCACCATTTTCTGTGAATTCTCGAACTGCGAAATGACTGAATACTCTGACTAGCTGAATAAGATAACGCTTTATTTGTGCGTCATACCACCAGTCCATGTTTTTGCCGCCGGCCATAAAAACTTCCTCTTTAGATACTATTTATCAGACTTTCCAGTCACTACAATCCCAATCTAGTAGTTCTTCAACCCTGCAAATATCGTCCAAATAAAAGTGTAATATTTTAGTTCTGTTTTGTTTAGATATAGGCTCAATATATGGACGCAGTAAATCTTCACGCCAGTGATAAGCATATTTGTCCTTGTCTACTTCTAAATGGTCGAACAATTTATGTAGTTCTTTTTTGTTGTCAGCTTTAAAATCTTCATATTTAATAAAATGCACTTGACTACGTGGAAATACTTTGTATACGTTTTCTATTTGATTTGCATATAGTGATTTGTAAACAAAACGCAAGTCTGTCCCTTCTTTTCCAGAAAGGATCTCTGTTAAGTCCGCATCCCAAACAGTGCCGCCTCTGGTATTATACAACCAATTAAACTGACTGTATGCCCTATCGGTTGGGTTACGTAAAATAGCAAAAATTTTTGCATTAGGACTGTGCTCCTTAATTCTTTCCAAGGTACCCAGATCGTCCATATAATGCACCGTAAACTCTCCTATTTTTTGATTTGCAGGAGCTTTGTTGATTTCTTTAAACCAGGTGGAATATTTTGCTTGACCAAAGTAACCGTTGTTGATTTGTTCTTCGACTGTGTTAAAAAAATTGGGTTCTTTTTCATTGACTAGCCCACTCCAACCAGGACCGCTAAATATATCTGGGTGTTCCATAAGGTAAGACCATAGAACTGTGCTACCACATTTCATTTGACCAATTCCGATCCAGTCAAAGGAACGTGGTATATATTTTTTATAAATGCTCATGCGTTTATTTATTTTGGTTGTCTAGTTGTTTTTAGGAACATAGTTAACATACACAGTGTATCTGTGCAGAGTATCAGTCATACGAAAGCGATGTAAACAGGGATCAACATTGGCCCAAATTATCATGCTGTTTGCACAATATGGGTAAGATTTTTCTTTTTTGGTATTTGCGTTTCTGAGTTCTATTGCACCATATTTTTCTGTGCCTGTGCCCAAATAGTAAATCATGTTTAGCAGTTTGTCTGAGCCGTCAAGGTGCCAGTCTTTAATGATAGCATTTGACTGGCCACCAGTGTGGTGTGGTACATTTACAGCTAAAGTTTCAAACTGCGTGTCAGGCAAATATAAAAATTTTTTACATGCATTGCTTATGTCATTTGCACTATCCCACAATTCACACAGCTCAGTATTCCACAATGGATCACATGGCATGTCCTTATCCCAGACGCCATATGGTTGTGTGGTCTGTATATCAGAATATGTTAAAAACAAATCACGATGCATTTCTGGATCTAGCACATCGTATATTCTAAAATGTGTAAATGGTTCGCTAAAAAAATTTTTATGATTTAATGATGCTAATATCTTGTCTTTTATCATATGAATACTTTTTGGTTATCAAATGCTCTATGCCAACCTACTAGTCTGGCTTTCCAGTCTGCTTGATCATCACTGCACAAGTATTTCCATTCTGATTTTCTTTCCAGCATTTCATCCAATAAGTTCGGCCAGTTAGCAGTCATGATGATTTCTTCTGCACGGGCTTTTGCTGTGATTGCTTCCTGTAAAGTTAAAAAATCGTTCTCTATGTGAAATACTTCTGTACTCCAGCCCGAGCTATCCACATAATCCAGACTGAAATCCAGTCCCCATTTTTGCCTGATACTTAACAGTTTGCCCAGTGTGGGTTTTTTGGGTATCAGACGTTTTATTTGACTTCTAGCTCTGCCCTGATAGTCCCAACGTTGCATAATCATACTGTGGTCAAGAACAAATCCTGATTCTGAATTTTCTGTATCCACAAACCATGCTGTGTGATTTGCAGTATGATACAAATGCTTTTCACTTAAATCTATATCATTAAATTCATGATACAATTGTTCTGTATGATTTAATTCGTAGCCGTCCTTGTCGAAGTATTGCATACTGCTAGCAAGTACGCCACATTCTGGTGGACATTGTGTTATTGAAGGTGTCTCTATATAGACACAATTTTTAATTTCCAGTTTCATACCAACCCCCAAAAAATATTAGTGTGGCTGATGTGTGTTTTTTTATTCTTGTTCTGCTACCAGTGTGTAGATACCATAAGCAACACCGGCGTATGCTACCCATGTAATAAGACCGTCCAGTAATAGATAACCACCGCAAATAGCGATAATTACTACACCGTCCCAAGTTGTGCGCTCTGCCCAACGAGCCTTAATCCAATCTGTTGCTAGTGTAATATAAGGTTTTAAAAAGTTCATGCTATGTTCTCCATTCTGGTCATTAAACGTTCTGCACGTTTTGTTACTTGCTGATACCACTTGCTGTCTCTGCCTTCCTTTGCTGCTTCTGCCCAATTGTGACTGTGTAGTGCCGCAATCATTTTTTTGAAACCTCTAAATCTGGTTCTGCCCAAGTTGAACATCATGTTAACCAGTATCTCTTGGACTTCTCCTGGAAAGAAATTAAACACCCGTTTTCCGAATACAGCGTAACAATCGTCGATGGCTTTGTCGAGGTCTCGCTCAAACACTTGCCACACTCGCTCTTCTGAGACTGCTGTTCCGATTTCAAAAAAGTACTCTGGGTCTTCTCTTGTAACCAAGTGGCCGACTCCAAAGGTTGGATAGCCGAGGTGGTCAGCGTAGATTTCGTAAATGACACCTTCATCTGATTTAAGTTGTTCATATACATTTTTTCTATTCATTTTATATGTCGTCAGTTTTTGGTTTGATAACTTGTGACAGGTTTGTCTTGACCGGAGCCACTTCGCCATCTGTGTAAGTAGTATTTTCATCGTTATTAATAAATGTTGTCAATCTGCGGTTAGCGGCAGCAAACTTGAATCTGTTATCATCGCTGACTTTTCTCCAGCGATTTCCGTCTTTCTGAAATATTCTGTTGGGTGAAAAATCTGTTCTCAAGAAATAGTCTCCTTCTTCAGCATTTTGAGGAAAACTGGGCCCACTTCCCAGTAGCACAGCGCCGTTAGGCGGTTCATATCCTGCTGCACCATATTCAAAACCAATCACAGGTTTGTCTGGTACTTCAGGATCAAAGTACAGGTGTGTATTATCTCTATATTGTGGGTCAAACTCTACTTCGTTCTCAGCTTCCTGTATAATAGCATCGTTTACTGCAATATCATTATCATGCTGGCTGAGTAGATTACGTAAATCGCCTTCTTCGTCACCTGTGCCCAGTATATCTCTGTACTCTTGGCTGTCTGTTATAGGTCCTAACTTAACACGCCATAGATGCGGCCACCAACCAGGATCGAAGCCCTCAGCAGGACGCATGCCTTCCTGAACCACATAAAATCTGTTAATGGCTTCTTCACTGCCCAACAATAAGTCATCACGCAAATGAGGTAGCTCTAATACATCTCCAGGCATTAGTTTACGACCCAGTGCGTCAACCATGCTCTCAATATGGAAATTCATAAACACAGTGTCGCCCTGCAGAAATAAACCAAATTGTGTCAAATCATATGCATCACGATCCTGCATGTTGTACTGACCACGAAGTTCATACAAGTCTTTGCTGTATTTTCTGTCACGGTTTTCCAGGAACAACAAATCCTGAATAAACACTTCTCCAATATTTTCATTACTAGCACTACTAGGTCTGGTAGCATCATTGGTATCAGGTGTTTCAATTATTCCCAGATATTTGTGCACAACCACGCCCGTACCGCCAGCATAAATGTGCTCGCCCACAATACGATCAATAAATTTAAAATCGTTTCTTTTGTTAGGATTCCACAGACTGAGTCTAGGCATAAAAACTCTCCACTTATGTATTGTATTTATCGTTCCCCAGTAATAAATAACAACACGCAGGAGACACATATGAAAATTTTTATGACAGGACATAACGGCTTTATCGGCGGTTATATGGTAGACAGGCTGAAAGGTCAGCACGAACTACATTTTTTAGAGCACGATCTCAGAGATCACGCCGCAGTATCACAACAATTATTAGCAATAAATCCA